GATGACAAGATCAGCGTACTCTATGATCCTGGAACCTATGGATGTGTTATAGGTATTGGACACGAGTGTACCGTCAGCCACCGGGAGGGGGTCCAGAGTCACCTTCAGCATCATGCTTCTCACGAGATCACCGACATTGTTGGGTATCCTACAAGTGACGGTCTGACCGAATCCCACATCTCCATCGAAGGGTCTCTCCACCGCTTCTGTCGAGAAACGGGTGTGTCGCCTATAGTTCATTACGAAATACGAAAACTGTGGCTCTCCCGTGAGCCATTGATCCTGTATACCAGTGACAGCGAGCCTCAAGCGACCTGCCATTCTTAATACACGTGAGTAAAATTTTATTAAATAAAAGAGAACAATAGTATAGATGGATTTAAAACTCAGGAAATTTAATCCAGCCACGATGGCTGACGATAGGGTATGCGTTTTCGTGGGAAAGAGAAACACAGGAAAATCTACTCTCGTGACAGACATTCTGTATCACAAAAAACATCTACCAGCGGGTATCGTCTTATCCGCGACAGAGGAGGGTAATCATTATTATCAACAGTTCATCCCAGATTTGTTCATATACGGTGACTACGACAGGGAAGCCATAGAGCGAGTCATGGACCGTCAGAGAAAACTGGTGGGTGCGGGAAAACAAAACTGTGGGGCGTTCCTCCTCCTCGACGATTGTATGTACGATAACAAGTTCATGCGAGACACGTGTATTCGACAGTGTTTCATGAACGGTAGACACTGGAAGATATTCTTCATGCTGACCATGCAGTACTGCATGGACCTCCCACCCGCTCTTCGTGCAAATGTTGACTACGTGTTTATCCTCAGAGAAAATATCATACAGAACAGAGAAAAGTTGTACAAATCCTTCTTCGGTATCTTTCCGTCATTCGACATGTTCAATAAAGTCATGGACGCGTGTACAGAAAACTACGAATGTTTAGTCCTGGACAACACCGCGAAGAGTAATCGTATAGAAGATTGTGTGTTCTGGTACAAGGCGTCGCTTCGAAAAAACTTCAAGGTGGGTGCCCCTGAATACTGGCAGGCGCATAAAAAGATGTTCAACCCCAAGGGCACCACGGCGGCCAACCCCAAGAATGTCAAGGGAAAGTCAACGCAAGTAAGAATAACAAAACAAAAATAACCTAAGTAACTTAAACATTTTACGAAATCATACATTATAAAATGAGGAATCAAGAACTTCTCAAACTCATCGCCACGGAACCATCATCTGACACCGATGACTTTTTGGAAAGGGAGGCACTCAACGGCTCCGAAGATGCCAAAAAACTTTTGACTATCGAACATGCTACTGAAATCGCAAAGCAAATCATTCAGGGACACTACGAAGATATCCTCAGGGCTATTCGTTCGGAAAGTACAAAGAAAGAAGATGCGGTTTACCGATGTAAAAACACCGATAATATTGTCATGACATCGTATGACATAGAGTATGTACATCTCGAGACCGCCATAGATGAATCGGGGGGCCATGCCATTTATCTAAAAGTGAACAATAAAACGAAACAAATTACCGTGTATGATTCGATGGGTGAGGATGCGTACCTAAATGAATTTGAGGATGTTGTTCGTGACACGTATCCAGGGTACAAAATCAGGGATAAATCTATAGGCTTCCAGCCCACGGGTGGATTTACTCAGGATTCTCCAGAACAGATGGCTGGTGCCATGTATGTTTCAGGAGAACCAGGATATCTAAACAGGGCGTGGAAAGTTTCGCAGTATGATGAACTTTCACAACATCATTTCTGTTACATCGAGGCTTTCATGGCCATGGCTTTTGATAGTCTTCCCATGTATCGAAAGGGACCCGATGATCCCAGGGAAAGACTTCGGTTCATCAAGCGTGTGGCGTGGGGATTCGTACACAAGTTTTATAAGGGGTCGAGAGAGGGTGTGTTATGGAGATATTTTACAGAACATTTTCCGTATTATATGTCTACGTGGAACACAGATGGAACTAGAATGCGAATGAGGAATGATACGTTTCAAATTCCAAAAAAGGAATCATTCATCAGACGAGTAGAAAAAATAGATATGGTTGACACGACGGGTTGGTCTATAAAAGACATCCTCACGTGGGCTGCGAAAACATAGAGACTAAAAAATGTAATTTTACATAAAATGTCTGACGTGCGAACATTAAACCTGTCGGATGCCGATGATGGCATGGTTCCTTTAAATGATAAACCGTCTACAACTTTTGTGCCGGAAAACGCTGAAAAAAATGTGAGTGAACATAAAGAAACTATGGATTCTACACCTCTCGCCGATATTATGGGACAGACCCAGGAACCCCTCGAACCGCCCATGATGGCGATGGATCCTCGCATGATGCAGGCTCCTCAGGCTCCACCCACTCCCGTAGCCAAGGAAGCCCCCGCCGCCAAGAAGGCGAACCCCCTCAACCTCACCGACGAACAGATGATGGCCCTCGTGGTCGCCGCGTGTACCGCCGCCGCCATCAGCAAACCCGTTCAGGAGAAGCTCGCCGGTACCGTTCCGAAGTTTCTCAACGCTCAGGGTAATAGAAGCCTCGTCGGCCTCGCCACTACTGGTTTAGTCGCGGGCATCCTCTTTTATTTCGCTCATAAATACGTTAAGCCCTGAGGAAGTTGTCTCCCAGTATGGTATACGAAACACCCGCACCGATTATGAGACTCACCGCGATGGCTAGAGAAGCGTAAGCGGTTCCCTCAGTCTCCCTTCCGTATTCCTTCAGGTTCTTCTTGAGATTCTTGGAAAATTTGGAATTCCTTCTCGCCTCTAATAACAACGTCATGAAGAGACCAGCACCTATGACTGTCGCCAGCATAGCTCCCTGGGAAACACTACCGAGGATGTTATTTCGGGCCATGTACCACAGATACATCGGGAAGAGAACCGTGAGAATAACCGTGTTCATCCACGGGTGTGTTTCCGCACGAACACCTAGTAGACCGATGAACATGACAAACCACGTGGAGAGTGATATACCGATCTGTGCGATACCGGGCATGGCGAAAGATACGTTGTTGACTACGTTACTCATTTTATATTATATGTACAAGATTATTTATCCATGATATGTTTACCACAGAAGGGGGTTCTGGTATGTATGTTTTCGTATATACCTATCGACACAGCCTCTTTCCTGAGCTTATCAAACATGGCCCAAAAATGTTTACTGTGTGAATATTCTTCGACCGTGCAGTGAGCCAATTCATGAAGAAGTACATGAAATATATCATTGACAGTACCGTCTATACACAAACCGATTTCAACTCCCTTGTTGGCGTTGTATCCTATAGCCTTCGACATACCGTAGTGTCCCGTGATGGGAATCTCCTTGTGAAGCATTCTGAATTCTTCAGCATTTGTAGATTTGAGATGGTCTCTCAGTTTTTTGTAGCGCTCTTTGACTTCCTTTAGCCGTGAATCCTCTTTTGTATTAATAAAAATTAGAATATTAACTATGAGCAACACGATTATGGCTATCATTTCTATATACAAATATAAATTTGCTATACAGTCTCGAAATGTCATTTCCCTTTAGTGACTCCCAGAGTTTCAGAGTGAATCCGTTATTTTCGAGATGCGTCACGAGAAGATCTTTGTGCGCCAATGGTTCAGGTTTTGGTCCATCTGCGTAATAGGGTGTGTCGACGAGATGAACGTACAACTTTTCCCCGAAATCACCATTACTCGTGTTCCTCATCTTAAAAAAGTTACCGGCTGCATCGTTGAGGGGTGTCCTGAATATAATCTGCATCGAATCGGGTATGATGCCCATCAGTACACCACCTGGTTTCATTCTCTTTTTCACCTCCCTCATGGTATTCATGAAAAGTTCCCGTGATTGGAAAGCATAGTGCAAAGAAAAGTTGTAACACACGATGTCATATTTTCTATGTGGACACGAGTGTATATCACCGAGATAAAAGTTTACCTTGATTTTCAAGTTTTTCGCACGATTCTTAGCCTCTGTCAACGCCTCCTCATCCGGTTCACACATACTCAGATTCACCTTCGCATGCCTCCATTTTTGAAGATCACCACCGAACCCACACCCCACGTCCAACACACTGTTTCCAGCCCGTGCCACGTGTTCGATGAGCCTCCGTTTTTCATCGTTGTGATATCGGCGGATCTCTTCCATAGTATCATAATTATTCAAAACTTTAACCATTACTTAGGTTATTTAAAGTTTTGAATACATTAAGATGTATAATGTCTCTCGAACAGGATTACACCACCGTCCCCGGACAAATCTACGCATGTCTTTCCGTCGTCGGCCCGGAAGCCCCCCAGAAGAATGACAAGTTTGGTATTAAGATCAGAGGAGCCTTCGCCACCCGTGAAGAGGCTGCGAATCACGCCAAGCGCCTTCAGAAGGAGGATGCCACCTTTGATATTTATGTGGTTGACATGTACAAGTGGCTGCTCATTCCCCCCGATCCATCGAAGATTGAGGATGCACATTATACAAACGAAAAACTCGAAGAACTCATGACTGGTTACAAAGAGAATCAAGCCATGGCTGCGAAGATGTTCGAAGAGCGTAAACGTGATATGATGACCACTAAGGTTGGTGGTGAAGCCATCTTCCACAAACCGGGTGATGAAAACTCGAAGTACTACAACAAGCCCGACGAGCCTCCCATCAGCCACCCGGCGGATATCATCGAACGTCTCAAGCGCGAGAAGCCCGATACCCCCATGGAAGAACTCGTCAAAGAGGCCGACGCCATAGTGGCGAAGGAAATTGAAGAGCGCAGAAAGGCACGCGATACCATCGAGGAAGGTGACGAGGAGGAGGAAGCGTAATAAAAAAAACAATTATTTATTTTTCACGACTGTATTCATCATGGTAATGAAAAATAAAAAATATACTAATAATAAATGTTGATGCTAGCGGCATTCTTGTTAATAGCCATTGGTATTTTGGCGTTACTATTTGTGTATTTAAAGAGTGAAGTTCTCATCAAAGATCGCCCCAAAGCGTCTGATGTTTTAGTGGATATGCTCAAAGATCCTCTGGTAACTAGTCGCGCGTATTTCACCTAACCTGCAACGGGTCCCATCGGTGATTTTACTGGTTACTCACCCATGTCACAAGATGACTGGCTGCATAGTCTTCCCCATGAAGAACCCCAAGATGAACGCAGCGAATATGACAAGATACGCCGTTTTATCTAGATTGGCTAAAAAATCATTCTTAGGTTCTGGAGGAGGGGGTGGTGGGGCCATCATGGCTTGTGGAAAATAATACTGTTTTTTTTTTTTGTCAGGATGCGGCGCCCCCCGAGATCTACACTAATCTTAACACTCTTTCCCTACACGGCGTTATTTCGATCTCATATTATTGATGTCTGGCATGTTCCCAGTGTGCATGTTGCTTGGAAAGGGTTGTCAGACCTTGGTCATGGACCCAACCAGCCTACTGCAACAATCATTGGTGAATATGGTGCCTCATACCATCATGGTACACTGATATTGACTCTGGTCTTTGCGCGAATTGATCCTTCAGACCAAAA